GTTCGTGTCTTGATTTGTCCAACTAGCCATTTATCGCCTCACTGTATCACATAGCCTGTGGTGCCGTCTGGCATTTTGCATCCGCGACTGATGCGGAAAAAGAAAATGCGTGCTACATTACCGAGAACACGGGCCTGATGCCAGACGGCACAACAGGCTATGTGATACAGTGAGGCGATAAATGGCTAGTTGGACAAATCAAGACACGAACAGCCTGCTACCGGGCGAGCCGTGGACGAGCGCCAAGGCGCTTGCGGCGTTCGAGAACCCGGTGGCGTATGCAGAACAGGCGTCTGGTGCACCAATAAATCGGGCCGCTTGGCATCCTTATAACGCGGTCACTGTTAATGACGGAAACAGCGGTGCTTTTTATACAGGGGCCTCATCAACTGAAATAGAGTGTCCAGACTTTGAAAACGGTTTTGAATATCGCATTCTTGGGCGAGCCATTAACTTTGCGCCCAACATTTCGACAACAATACAAGTAGATTATCTCATAGGTGGCGTTTGGGAACGGATGTACGACACCGTTTCGGCAATGGCCGGACCTCTTGATTTTGATTTGTGGATCAGATCACCACGAAGGTCAGCGCGGCGGTTCTTGCTGGATTATAGTATCGCTGCCGATCCTACAGGTTCATCATGGTCACCGACAAACGGAACACAGGAAAACGGTGTTGCATCAATTGCCAACGATAATCAAAACCTCGTTACGCGGGTTAGAGTTTTGGCTGCATTTAGGACTTTTGACACTGGGACCGCTTTTTTGTTTCGGCGTAGGGCATAGAAAATGTTTGAACAAGCAAGCCAAGAATCTGTGATTGCGTCAACGCGCCAGCGCCGTGACAAACTTCTTGCCGCAACTGACTGGACGCAGGTTGCCGATGCGCCAGTAGACGCCGCTGCATGGGCTACCTATCGCCAAGCCTTGCGGGACGTACCGGATCAAGAGGGCTTTCCATACAACATCATATGGCCGGAGGCACCAGCATGAGCATATGGGACAGGGTGACAAATGTTGACGCTCTACGCAAAGAAATAAAGCGTCTTGAAGCCGAGGTTCACAGGCTGAAGAACAAACTCAAGGGGAAAGAATAATGGCTGTTACATTATCAACGGCAGCGCGGAACGCAGCCTGCGACGCTATTGTTGACCTTGCTGACGTGGGGACAACCGATGCCAATGGCGATTTGGTAATTATGACCGCCGGAGATGTGGAAATTGCAACTCTGGCTTTGAGCGACCCTGCTTTCGGCGCTTCAGTATCTGGAGTATCCACTGCAAACACGATCACAAGCGACACCAACGCAACGGGCGGCACGGCTGCGCTGTTCAAAGTGGTAGATAAAGACAATACTGAAGTTTGGCGCGGGACGGTTGGAGCAACCGGATCGGGCGCTGATCTTGAGTTGTCTGCTTTGGTCATTGGCGCGGGCGACACTGTCACCGTGACCTCATTCACCTTCACTGTTCCCGCATCGGAGTAAGCAATGTCAAAAGGCAATACATTCGAGAATGATCTGCTTGCCCTAATTTTCAACGGGACAACTATCACAGGCATTGCTGACGATGCGGCAGTTTCCCCCCTCACCAGCTTCTACCTCGCGTTGCACACAGCGGACGTCGGAGATGCAGGGAACCAGACTACGAATGAAGTGGCTTACACTTCATATGCTAGGGCTGCGGTGGCGAGAACAAGCGGCGGGTGGACCATAACGGCGAACAGTGTTTCCCCGACTTCTGCTGTTCTTTTTCCCGAATGCACCGGAGGAACGGCTACGGCAACGCATGTATCCATTGGCACGGATGCGACAGGGACAGGTAAGGTGCTTTACTATGGGGCTATATCCCCAACGATCAGCATATCAACTGGCGTCACTCCCGTTATCGGCAACTCAACTACGATAACGGAGGACTAAATGCCTGTTTTTGCAAATAGAGCTAAGGTCAAAACGGCAACAACCGGAACCGGCACTATTACTCTGGGCGCTGCCGAAACGGGTTTTCAGTCGTTTGCCGATGCTGGGGTAAGCGATGGCGACGTGGTTCGCTATGTAATCGAAGATGGCTCGGCATGGGAAATTGGAGAGGGCACTTATACGGCCAGCGGCACGACCCTTTCTCGCACCGTACTGGAAAGCAGCAACGCAGACGCAGCTATCAACCTGACAGGAAGCGCCACGGTCTTTGTGGGGTTGGCGGCAGAAGACATCGCCCCGGTGAACGGGCCTGTTGTGGAGGCAGTTGCCAGCGGTGTAATGCCAGATGGGGCAACTGTTGTTGTAAACAGCGATGGCACAGTGGGGGTTGTGGAGATAGCAGTAGCCCCGGTATCTGCTGGAACGCCTGTAATTTACGAGAGTGCGGACACAAGGGATTGCTCTGCGACCTTCGACAGCAACTCAAACAAGGTTGTTATTGCCTACCAAGATAACGACAACTCTAGTTTTGGAACGGCTATTGTTGGTACCGTAAGCGGCACAAGTATTAGTTTTGGCACGGCGGTTGTATTTGAAAGTGCGATTACATCAGAAATATCTGCGACATTTGATAGCAACTTAAACAAGGTTGTTATAGCTTACCGAGATGGCGGCAACTCTTTATTTGGCACCGCTATTGTCGGGACCGTAAGCGGAACGTCAATCAGTTTCGGTACCGCTGTTGTATTTGAAAGCGCGAGTACGGACAATATATCTGCGACCTTCGACAGCAACTTAAACAAGGTTGTTATTGCCTACCGAGATGGAGGAAACTCCAGTTTTGGAACCGCTATTGTTGGAACGGTAAGCGGCACAAGTATTAGTTTCGGTACAGCGGTAGTTTTTGAAAGCGCAAATGCATCAGATATATCTTCGACATTTGATAGCAACTTAAACAAAATATCTTCGACATTTGATAGCTTAAACAACAAGGTTGTTATTACTTACCGAGATGGCGGCAACTCTTTATTTGGCACAGCTATTGTTGGAACGGTAAGCGGTACAAGTATTAGTTTTGGTACCGCAGTTGTATTTGAAAGCGCAAGTACGGACAATATATCTGCGACTTTTGACAGCAACGCAAACAATGTTGTTATTGCCTACCAAGATGGAGGAAACTCTTTATTTGGAACGGCTATTGTCGGAACCGTAAGCGGTACAAGTATTAGCTTTGGCACAGTGGTTGTGTTTGAAAGCGCGAGTACAGCAGACATATCTGCGACTTTTGATAGCTTAAACAACAAGGTTGTTATTGCCTATCAAGATACTGGCAACTCTAGTTTTGGAACGTCTGCGGTGATTACCTCACCAGTATTAACGCCAAACTTAACCGACGAAAACTTTATCGGTTTTACGGATGGGGCCTACGCCGACACTGAAACAGCCACAGTCCAAGTTGTTGGGGCGGTTAATGATGGGCAGTCTGGGCTAACGGCTGGTCAGAAATACTACGTTCAAACGGATGGTACACTGGCGCTGACACCAGACACGCCGTCGGTCTACGCTGGCCTTGCAATCTCGGCCACAGAAATCATCGTGAAAGGATAAGATATGAAGACCCTGACAAAAGACGGCGTTTCCGTTTATATGTTCGATGATGCGGAGGTTGTGTCTATCGAAGCAAACCGGACAGTGATCGGCAATCCCGAGACGCGGATCATTGGCGACTGCAATACGTCCAACGCCGTGCTGCACGAGAACGTCACACCGCCGGAAGGCTGGATTGGTGGTAAGTATCTGTTCGACGGCACTGATTTTACTTTTCGGCCTGAATTGAACCCAACGGCGAACAGCGTGAAGGCAGAGGCCCAACGGCGCATCTACGCAATCCTGCCTGACTGGAAGCAACGCAATCTTACTGCCCGCGCTGCGGAACTGGCGATCAAGGGCCAAGCCAACTGGACGACACAAGAGCAGGCTGAATACACCGCTGGGCAGGCGGTCTGGGACCAGATCAAAGCGATCCGCGCGGCGTCTGACGCTCTTGAAGCAATGGACCCGATCCCTGCCAATTATACTGCCGAAGTTTACTGGACCTGATAAGTGCTCGGCTTTTCCCCATTAGCAGCAAGTCCCCTCGCTGACGACGGAGATGAAGGCTCAGTTGCAATCATTTCTGGATCGGCAACGGTATCTGGGGTTGGAGCCGCTCGCTTTTCTGCTGTTGCCGCTATCTCTGGAGTTGCGGCGCTATCGGCTGATGGTTTTGCAGGTTCTGTAGCTTCTGCGTCGATCGCAGGGCAAGCGACTGTATCCGCGACGCCGTTTTCGGAGATATTCGTAACGGCAGGCAACGTGATGCCCGCCGCACAACAAGGCTATTCTTACGCGGAACGCACTCAACTTTTTAAGTATGTCGATGGACTGGGTCTTGATGATCCAACTGGCGACATTTCGGCAATCTTCAGAACCCCTGTTGATGCCGTAGAGGGAGACTTAATCTACCTATTCATGGTTTGGGACGAGGAGCCGGGAAGCGGTTTTTTGATCAAAGACGGTTGGACAAAGAG